TGGTTTTCCGGTGTAACTTTGGTCGGTGGCACCGGACGTGAATCCCGCCTTGCGCGGGGTTTTCGTTACGCTTCGTGAGCCATCTGGTCGTATGAAGCGCAACGTACAGAACAGTATTCGCGTTGTTCGTGCGCCAGTTGCGCGCCGCGGATCAAGAGCAATTTGTTTTTCACTTCCTTCCCCTGCTCGATCGGTTTACGGCAGTACGCGCATTCTTTCTCTTGCATAACCCCCCCGTTAATGGCTCAGTCCATTCCCCATGCCGTTGAGATAAACCTCTACCAGCAAATCTTTGGTGTAGGTTCGCTCAATGCCGCGTTGAAGGTACAGACGGCCACGTGCGTTAGCAGATGCGGTCCAGGTAGATTCCTTGTATTTGACGAGCATGCCCGGCATAACTGCGCCGCGGTTGACCGTCTGGGTGCCGTAGTGCTGATGAACCATGATGATTCCCTCTCTTTTGCCCTTATCGCCAGGCTGGCGGAACGTTTTTTAACCTGCTGCGTGTTGATAACTCCACCTCACCCGGTGCTTCATATGCCGCCGGTAGCTACTGCGTGGGCTCCATGCCTGGGTGGGTTGGGGTGCTTCTTGGTGATACTAGTAAATCACCACTTTACTAACAGGTCAAGTATTAGAGTAATAAAAAGTACAGCATTGCTTTACTTGTGTGGTTTGAAGAATGAAATTGCGTGGTAGACGGCAAAAAAATCCCGACACTATGGTCGGGATCTGAGAGTTCGGGCTGGGGTTTGGCGGAGGAGTTGTTGTATAGGATAAAAAAAAACCGGCACTTTGACCGGGTTAAGAGAAAAGGGTCAAGACTCTAATAGTAATTTCTTGGCAAACTCAATAGTATCTTTATGATTTGACGCAGGAATATGGTGTATCTTCTTGGCGTCCATTGTTTTCTTTATAGTATCGATAACCTTTTTTTGACCCGTAGTGGGGGATTCAGGTACTTCAATGGTAAAAAGAATATCATCAATCTTCAGTAGGTTTTCTTCCGCAGCTCGAGTAATCCTCATGACCCAAGTGTCGCTGTGCTCCATCATTTTCCCAGGTTCTGTCTGAGTGAATGCTATAGGCTTAATTGCGCATTGAATTTCATTATGCCTTTTCGCTACTAAAGGCATCGAGAATTTTGCATAAAACCCATCTATAGACTCTGGTTTAAAGACATTTCTTAAACCATCAATTCTATCAATACTTCGCTTGAGCTCTCTGGCAAGCACATCCTCACGGCGTTCTTTGGTGTAATCAGAGTGATTAACATATTTATTGTAAATGCGTGCTAAATCTTCCTTTGGGTTTGCACTGAGAACAACCCTTGTAGTGCTGAACTGAAAGATTGATTCTTTTTTCGACGTGAAATATCTAAAGAATTGAGCAAGTTGTTGGTGCCCAGAAATCTGTGAGGCTTGTGCTTTTGCGAATTGCAGCTCTCTTTGAATGGTGTCTTTTGCTACAGGGAAAATGCAATCATCGTGGAAAAAACTTTTTACACGAGAATCGTTTCGCTTAGTTATCTGAAAGTCAAAGTAATTTTCTTTTGGCGCGCAGATGACTACGCCTATGTTCGCAAACTCTTCAGTTTCCGCATAGGGCGCATACCTAACAATGCTGTAAAGGCATGGAGTTGTCATACTATCTCGCTCCAAAATTCATCACGGTCGCCTTTATCTAAGGTGTCGCAAACAAAAGGTAAAAACTCATCATCAACGATCCACTCATCAGGAATTTCTTCAAGAATAGCAGGAAGCTTAACTAAGCTATCAGCGACCTTCTGGCGATACTCCAGACGATCTACTAAGTCATACTCCCACTTGCGATTACCAGGGCCATAAACATGAACTAAAAAATCATCTGGACCAGCATTTTCATCAAAGGATAGATTATGGTCAATTAGATAATACTTATCGTTGCCAACGTCATAAAGAATATTAACATTTCCACCTTTACTGGTAAGAGTTCTATCGGCGTTAATTACCCATCTATCAAAGACATAGATTAGCTTCTGATGTTCTATAGGTATGATGGCTTCATTCCTTGACTGAGTGAACGTAAGTGCCACCGCACCTTCGATGTAAAGTGACGCGAAGGCGTGACCAGTACAGATGTCACGTTGAAGCTCCGGTGAATACTCAACAAGATCTTCAGGCACGAATACGATTTTAAAGTCAGGCAAAGTAAGGCCGATGTCATGAGCCAGACAACCCGAAATAAACTCAGCCAAGAGATTTTTAGGTGGCATAAATGGCTTCGATTTCAATACATACAAGTGACCATCATCACATTTGCAAAGATATGGTTGTGTAGAGCCTTCATTAATGCGACGAATTACTTCAACGACATTAGGAATTGCATCATTGTTGCCTGCTTCGCGCTCCATCACTAATCCTTGCGTATTCGAGGTTGCTCGACTGATACCTTCTAATGTCATGTCCATTAGGACAATACCTGAAGGCAAGCCATGCCAAATCTAAACATCAATTTTTTGTGAGAAAATTCAATAGTTTCACTTGCATCATCTTAATCACTTTACGACCGAATGCGACCCTTCATGTACTTCTCATACAGCTCGTCTAACTCCTTCAGGCGAAGTGCGAAGATGCGGAGCATGTTTTGCTGTTCTTCTTCCGGCAACTGGCGATAAAGCTCCAGTAGGCGCTGTTCGTCCGGCTTGAGTCCGTCTTTCTCGCCTACGTCCTCACCGAGCAGCCATGGCACTGATACGCCAGCTGCGTCAGCAACAGCTAAGGCTGATTCTTTGCTGATTTTTCCGGTCCGAAACCACCCGGTTACCGCCTGCTTACTGACATTAGCAACCTTGGCCATCTCTGTTTTTGAGAAACCTTTGCCGTTCAATTCAGTCAGCCTGGCAATAAGGCTCTGGTTAGGATCTTTTTTATTCATATATGGATTGTAAACAATAGCTTTACCAGTTGATAGACAGGCGCTTATTGACTCTATGGTAAATTGGTGCTTTACTTTGCTCACTTAAGGAGGTCCTATGACTGGTATTGAAAATGCAATTCTCCGTTCTGGTTCGGCCAGCGCGCTTGGCACTTTGATCGGCGTATCAAAAATGGCCGTTTCTCTATGGCGTCGCAAAGGCATTCCTGCTGAACGAGTGCTTCAAGTGTTTGAGGCTACAGGTGTAACGCCTCACGAACTGCGCCCAGACCTCTATCCCAACCCCACTGATGGTTTACCTAAGTAGGAGCATTAACAATGCAAACACTTTCTTTCCAGCAGAATAACAGAGCGCCATCAGAGCGCCTGAAATTCCAGTATCAACTGAGCGAGGCCGAAAGCCAGCCGGTTGAGCATCGCGCCATCTGTTCTGCCGTTCGTGCCTGGGCAGCGGCGGCCGGTCAGGACGCTGTAGCCGCTCATATCGTGGATCAGTGGCGGAGTTGCGGCGGGCAGGAAATCGAGTTTCCGGAAGATATCAGCCGCGCCCGGCAGAAGCTTTTCCGCTGGCTAGATAACCGTTTTGATACCGATGAATACCGCGATCGGGTGCGCCAACTTACACCCGCTATTTTGGCGGTTCTGCCGCTTGAGCATCGCGGCTCACTGGTGGGCGGTGACTGCAAACTGACGCGACTGGCACATGCCGAAAAGGAAGTTGCTGAAGCGAAGCGCGCAGTACTACTGGATGCGCCGAAGCACCAGAAGCTGAAAGAAGTGAGCGAAGGGATCGTGTCGATGTTCCGGCTTGAACCGGATCTGGCCGGGCCGCTGATGGCCATGGTCACGTCAATGCTGGGGGCAATGTGAAGAGTTCAGAAAGGGTGAAGACCGTTGTGCGCCAACACAGCCGGACTTCGGGTGCAATCACAGTGAGCAATCGCGAGGTCATTATGCCAAATACGCCATATCAATCGCAAGCGGAGGTGATCAATGTCTGACGCCGCCGTAATCAACTTCGCAGCCCATAAGGCTGCCAGGAGCAACCGGATGGAAAACCAGAAATTCGGTTGCATCCAGATGTTCCGGAGCATCAAAAAGACGTCCTGGGCCAGGGATGTGTATCTGCGCACGCTGTGGGAGAACCTGCTCCTGGATGCTGCCAGTCAGCCGTACACAGCCAGATTTAAAGGTCATACATGGCATCTTAAGCCCGGCCAGCTGGTAGTAACTGCCGCCGATCTCGGCCAGGCGCTTTGCGACCGTCACGGACGCCCGACAAGTCGTGACGCCGTAGAGCGCATGCTCGCGTTTTTTGTCAGGGAGGGAATTATTTCCATCGATGGAGAAAAGCAAAAAGGGCGCGTGATCACTATTATAAATTACGAGCAATATGCTGAAAAATTGCCCAATTTGCCCGCACAAAGACCCGCACATACAACCGCACATGATGAAGCCAGTAATGGCGCGGCTTGCAGGGCAGGTGCCGCACATGAAGGCGCACAAACAACCGCACATCATGAACAATATATATTAAATACTAACGTATTTAATGATCGTTCGAAAAAAGCAAAATTGCATCCTGAAGCTGCTATTCAGACCCCGGCTGGTGGCAAGTGGGGAACAGCGGAAGATCTGCAATGCGCTGAGTGGATGCTCGCGCTGCGCAATGTCACCAAACCCTCCCTGAAAAAACCAAATCTGACCACCTGGGCTAACGATATCCGGATGTTGCGCCAGCTCGATGGCCGCACGCATCGCGAAATCTGCCAGTTGTTCAGGTGGGCTGCGCAGGATTCGTTCTGGCACAAAAACATTCTGTCTCCTGCCAAGCTGAGAAAGCAGTGGGACACGCTGACGCTGAATCGTGAAGACCGCAGCCGGAAGCCCGTTAACGACACGCCGACCAGTGACGCACACTGGAACAGCCCAGAAGCCTGGGAGGAATTCCTGTGAACTCAGAAATTTGTAGTGCAGTTTCCAGCCGTGACGGTCAAGTGCTGTCACGCATGGCAGGTAATGGACGTGAACAGGCCAAAGTGATCAGCAGCGATGCTGAGCGCCTGGTCGATGCGCTGTTCCGCCAGCTCAAACAGGTTTTTCCCGCGTCAACGCAGACCAATCTTCGCAGTGAAGCCGAAGAGGCGGTCGCCAAGCAGCAGTGGATCGCCACATTTGCCGAAAATGGTATCCGCAGCCGTGAGCAGCTATCCGCCGGTATGCAGAAAGCGCGCGCCAGCGTGTCGCCGTTCTGGCCGTCACCGGGACAGTTCGTTGCATGGTGTCGGGAAGGCAAAGGGGCGCTGGGTGTTAGCCCGGCAGACGTCATGAGCGAATTCTGGAAGTGGCGAAAGCTGGTATTCCGTTATCCCACCAGCGAGCAATATCCGTGGCCGCAGCCGGTTCTGTATCACGTCTGTCTTGAACTGCGCCGCCGTGGTGTCGATCGCCAGATGAACGAGAAGGAACTGCTCAACGAGGCAGGGAATCTGCTTGCGCACTGGGAAAAACGCATTGCCGAAGGCAAGCCGATCCCACCCGTTCGCCGCGCGCTGGCAGCGCCAAAAGCAGAGCAGGGGCCGACGCCGGCACAAATCCTGATGGCCGAGTTCAAACGCCGCCAGGAACAGGGGAGATCATGACCATGCGCAGCAAAGACCAACTGGCGGTAATCGCATTTCTTGATGCAAACAAAACCGCAACGCCGCTTCAACTGGAGCGAAACCTCGGCTGGAGCAACAAGCACACTCACGCCATCCTGGGCCGCCTTATGCGGATCAGAATCATCAAAAATATCGGCAAGGCCCGCCACCCGGAGTACCGGCTTTTGCAGCGCTGGCAGGCAAAAGTGAAACCGCCAAAGCCCCCGAAAGCATCCCCTGCTGCGAAGCCAGTAGTGAGTGTTTGTATGGTGAAAACGCAGCAGGAACCGCCGTCAGTAGCAACAGTGTGTCGCCAGAACTGGCAGGGCTATCAGATTCATAAAATTTTCGGGAGTGCACGGTCATGAGTGAAGCAAAAAACAACAAAGAACTGGTTGCGGCGGGGCATGAGTTCGCACGCCTGATGTCGGTCGACACGCCGGTAATCGATATGGCGAAGATGGTCACGCAGCTGGCCGAACGCCTGGACTGCACCACAGTAGCGCTGCGTGAAAAGTCAAAGCAGTGCGACACCCTGGCGGCAGACAACGTGGCCCGCGCCGACATCATTGGGCGACTGGTCTGGCAGTACAGCGCAAGCGGCATCAGGCCGGTTAAGAACTCCCTGAATCCGGCGTCGGCACTGCTACATGACGCGCTGGAAGTTCTGCGCCATCCGGCCACAGCAGCAGCGGTTAGCGAGCTGAAAGCGCAGGGTGTTGAGTGCGCAACGGTGCATATTAAACAGAATATTCAGCATCTGCCGGAAAATGAGCGGATGGCTTATCACGATGCTATTGAATTGTGTTTTGGTGCTGCTGCACAACTACGCGCCGGGGAGGTGAACAATGTTTAAGCCAGGAACCCGTTGCATACACACATCGAAATGGGAAAAACGTAAGTGTCGGGTTGTCGCATATGATGGAGATTCAGTAGTCGTCAAAATGGAGCGTGGCGGGTATGCCGGAGTACCTGAAAAATCATTGACCCCTTTGCCAACAGCGCTGAAGCAGGAGTTGAAGTAGTCGATTCCTTATTGCAATACTCCTGCCGCCGGATTGCGGAACTGGAAAACCTGCTGCTGGTGGATGTGCCGGAAACTGTGTGACCCGCTGAGGTTGTGCGGTCTGAGCATGAACTGAAAACGCTTGGGACTGAACTCCCGGCGTTTAATGGTGGACGAGGTGTATTTTACTTTGAGCTCATCACCTGATAAGCAACAAACAGGAAAATACTAATAATAAGAAAGCCGACTCTAAAGAGTCGGCTATGTTGTATGTCAGAGCTTGAAACTGCCAACCACGTGTTCAAGTTGGACGGTTTGCTCTTCCATGGACTGCGCGGCCGCTGCCACCTGTTCCACTAGCGCCGCATTCTGCTGCGTTGCGCTGTCGAGTTGGTTGATGGCGATGTTAATCTGGGCAATCCCGCGACTTTGTTCATCGCTGGACGAGCTGATTTCTGATATCAGCACACCCACGCTTTCAACTTTCTCCATCAAGCCGTCCATCGTAGTACCCGCCTGACGAACCAGTCCGGTGCCCTGCTCGATGCTGCTCACCGACTCTTCAATTAATTTTTTGATCTCATGGGCTGATCGGGCACTACGTTGCGCCAGGGAACGAACCTCACCGGCCACCACAGCGAAGCCACGCCCGTGATCACCCGCCCTTGCCGCTTCAACAGCTGCGTTAAGCGCAAGGATGTTGGTCTGGAAGGCTATACCGTCAATCACACTGATGATTTCCACCACTTTAGAGGAGGACTCATTGATGTTATTCATCGTGGAGACAACGTTGTTAACCACATTGGCTCCCTGTTTCGCCACTGCCGAAGCCTCTTCTGCCAGCTTGTTCGCCTGCAACGCGTTCTCTGCGTTAAGGCGCACGGTGCTGGTCAGCTCTTCCATGGAAGCTGCCGTTTCCACGATCGAAGCCGATTGATCTTCGGTGCGCGAGGAGAGGTTCAGGTTGCCGCTGGCAATCTGGCGCGAAGCCGATGAGATCGCCATCGAGCTATTCCCTACCTGCTGCATCAGCTCATTAAGGAACGAAATAAACTTATTGAAGTTGTTAATAATGGCGTTAAATTCCGGGCTCTTACTTTGCGCAAGACGCTGTGTTAAATCCGCCCCGCCGCTGGATAGCGCTTCAATATTACGATTGAGCAGTGTCACATTATGGAAAATATTGCGCACAATAATCATCATGATAACGACGATAAGTATTCCGATAATCGCCTGTACGATGGTGAGCTTGGTCATAATAGCGTCAGACATACTCACAAGGTGGCTGCTTGGAATATCAACGGCCATGAACCACGGGCTGCCGCTAATAGGTAGAACGAACAGGGAATGCGCGCCGCCTTCACCGTCATAGCTCCCACGCACTTCCGTTGTTTTACCCTGGCCTAACAGGCTAACTAATGGTGCTGCCGCCGGAATACCAAGATCACGGACGTTTGAAAGCACGGGTTTATCCTTTACGGAAGAGCCGTTACCGACGATTTTGCCGTCCGCTTCAACAATCAGTACGCTCCCGTTTACCGCTTTGCCCATGTCGACAGCCAGCTGGTTAAAGAAGCCCAGCGTCACGTCGATAGTCGCCACGCCCCAGACTTTGCCGTCTTTCGAGATCGCCATAGCACAGTTAGTTCGTGGCTGCGGGCTGGCCGCATCCTGATAGGCTTTTGCCCATGCACACTCGCCTTTCGGTGCATTCATGCCGTCTTTATACCAGGGTTGTTCCCAGTATTTTGCTGATTCCGGCTGATTCCATACGGTGTTGACTTGCAGATTCCCGCCTCCGTCGCGGGCATAGAAAGTACTGAATTTGTCCCGAGCCGGATCGCGCTGACCAGGAAGAGGCCAAATCCCACCGCCGAATACATTTAAATCACCATACTGGTTAACCAGGCGCGGTAATAACCCATCAATTTGTTCACTTTGCAGATCGACAACCAGTTCCGTGATTGAGCGTTGCTGAGCCTTAACACGGTTCATCTGCTCTTTAATGGCGTTACTTTGTAATTCAACGGTCGCCTGAATATTTTTGGTCTCAGTTTCAATAATCTGAGGGGAGACGAAATGCTTGATAACAATATAGGTAACTATCAATAAGATAACGAAAAAGCTTATAAGTAGCAGGCCTATTCGGCCTTGGGTATTTTTCCACATCATAATGGCGCACTCGTCTGGTTGAATTAGATGTAATAACGACATTTATTTGAAATTCTTTAATTTAAAACTTGCTACGGTTTCATTTAAAAGCGCATTCCTGGGGCAAAAGGACGTTTTAGAAAAACGTAAGGCTGTTCACATTTTTTAAGTGCCACACCTAGTTTCTAAAAAAGATATTATCGTTGTAATGCGTTATTACGTTCGCCATTGCCATAAAGCAGACATCAGACAGACGCGCCAAACTATAAGCCGTATTCACTGTGGCTTTTCCATTCAAAGGTTTAGAAGGAAAAGTACACGTTATCATTTGGCTTTCTGTGCGCTTAACAAGTTGATCAATTATCTCAATGGGTGTACTGTTTATTTATACAGTAATTCCAGTGGGAGGGAACATTATGCGTGTAGAAGTCACTATTGAGCGTACGAAAAAACTGCCGGAAGGTGCTATGTCAGCACTGGAGAACGAGCTCTCAAAACGATTAAACAATCAGTTCTCGGAATGCAAACTGACAGTTCGCCGTGCTTCAACTGATAGCCTCAGCGTTATGGGCGGCGATAAAGAGCAAAAGAAAGCGGTAGAGACGATCCTGCAAGAAACCTGGGAAAGCGCAGACGACTGGTTTTACTGATTTGTTTGCTATGCGTCTTAGGTTTTAACAGGGGGATAATGTGGGTGATAGTGATTTAAATCCATTAGATGATGACTGGTACGATGTTGTCCGGCGGGCTGATGGAGCAGTGATGT